GGGATACCAGATGTTGTAATTGTATCACCAACTTCTAACTCACTTGTAGTTGCTGTATATTTTAAAAGAGGTGCGTTGTAAGAAACAACTGTACCTGTAGCACCAGATATATTTGAACTAAATGTTTCATCAGCAGATATTGTTCCTGATACTGTTTTAAGAACAGCATATTTAGGAAATGCTAATGTAGGTGCTGATGTAAAATCAATACCATGTTCAATAATACTTAGTGAAGTTGCTCTACCAATTTCAGCACCAAAAGGTATTACTGTTGCACCAGTTACATTTAAAACAGAAAAAGAAGATTCATTAACAAGTCTACCACCTGTTTCTAATTCTATTCTACTAAAATCTGAAGTTTCAGGATTTACAAGGTCAGCAAAATTATCAGCATCTGTTTCTTGTAATATTCTTCTACCTGATTCAAGTATAATTGTAGCACTATCTGCTCTTTCTTGAACAGGAAATAATGCGTCTCTTTTTTGTGCTGTTGCAGTTTCTAATCCAATAAATCTTGTACCATCAATTGTTGCAGTTGGTAAAGATGTATATCCACCACCACTTGCAATCATTCTTATATCAGTTATGTCACCAGTGCTTGTTGCATTTTGTTGAACAATTTTATCACCAATAGTTCCCTCATCAGCTGTAAATTCTTCTAATACAATATGGTCAGTTGCTTCCATGTTATATGGTTTATCTGGTTCACTATTTTGATTTACAATGTAAATACTATTTGAACCACTTGAAGCTTCTGATAGTATACCACCAGTTTCATTTTCTAATGCAATTCTAATTCTTAATTCTTGTAATTGACTAGCAGAGTCTAAAAATTTACCACCACGCTCATTATCAACGGCGTCTTCAAGTAACAAATCACCAGAACCAGAACCTGATATTGTGCCACTTTCTAATTCAACATGAATATCTACACTACCTGACTCAGGCGCAATACCACCACCAACAACAGCGACTTTTGCTTGAGCAGTTCCTGAACTAAATGTTAAAGTATCACCTTCTAAAAAGTTTTGACCAACAGCGTTTACAATAACCTCATCAACACCTGCACCAGAAATATCTTGTACTTGAACTCTGGCACCAGAACCTGCACCACCAGATATTGTTGCTTCATCACCAACTGTTAGTGTGTGTCCATCATTTGTAATTGTTGTTGTAGATAATGATTGTGATACTGTTACACCAATTTCTGTATCAGGATCAGCACTACTTGTACCAGTTACGGTTGCACCATTTACAAAAGTACCTGTAACTGTTTCATCATTTACAACTATCTCAATAATTGTTACGCTACCTTCTTGAAACTTTAATACATTTTCTACAATTGCAGTTGCTTCATTTATCGTGGTTGAAGAAGGATCATTTGCTTGAGTTATAACTTGACCTGTTAAAAAGATAGGATCATTAACAGATTGTAATGCTGTTTGTGTACAACGAATAAAGGTTCTTTTATCAAACTTACCATCTGATACCCTTAACATATCATCTGTCGGTGTATATACCTCAGACGGTTCATTAAATAATATTCTAAAAAATGCTTTATGTGCTTTTGCTGTACCTTTTGCTCTGTATAATGATTTAATATTTTTAATTAGTTTTCTTGTGCTAACTGAATCATCTGTATCGGTAGGAATAGTATTAAGAAACTCCTCTTTCATTTGAGATAAGAAGTCGCTTATAGTATGGTCAGGATCAGAATAATTTAAAAGTTGTTGAAGATTCTCTACTGGATTAGCACGATATTTTTTTACTAATGCTGTTGCACCAGAAACAGAACCAGTTACAGTTTCACCTGTAATAAATCCATTATTTGCTGATATGAATAACCTTGAATTAGAAACAATGTCCTCTGCTAAAACAGTTGATGTTGCACCAGATGTTGAACCTGTAATTACTTCGCCTTTTCTAAAAGAACCAGCAAAATCATTTTCTTCAGCAACTAACTTATCACCTAAATCTAAACCAAATGCATTTGTTCTATCTAACAAAACAAAATTATTTGCTGTAGCGTCTGTCTCTAAAAGTATATGATCTATTTCTGTAAATGATTCTAAAGTTATTTCAGCAGATTCCATAAACAGAAAATATGAGGAAAGAAATTCTGTAAATTTAGGATGATCTTCTAATACAAACTCAGGTACTTGTTGTTTGATTAGGGTGGATAGTTTTTTTTTATTTGTTTTCTTTTTATCTGACATTACTTACCACCTAATAACTGCTGGTAGTAGTGTATCCTGTACCTGCTTGTGAACTACCGCTTTCTATTTCATCTACATCACCAGTGAAAGATGAATTAGCTGTATCGATTGATAAAACTTGATTTCTTACAGGCACAATATCATTTGAATCTGGTTGTACGGTTACTCTTATTCTTGTACTAGCTGCACCATCAACATTTGATATACTTGTTATATTAGCAGATGTTAAAATTATTTCACCAGTTGAATAATCAATTGTACCAAAAGATGTGCTTGTATATATTCTAGTTGTACCACTTAAATAGTAAACTCTAATATTACCTGCACCATCATCATCTAAAAAATGTTCGTTAGTTGAACTATCATTACTAATTTTAAATCCTGTTGATGATACAATACCACCAGCACTTGTATTGTGTCCAGAGTGTGGATTGTAAAATCCGTTATTAAATGATAAAGTATATTTTAAAGCTGAACTTAAAGTTGGTGTAATAAATTTATACATTTTAACTTTAGTAATATTTGATAAAATAGATGTGTCAGCGTCATCTATTGTTTTTAATACTTCAGAATATCTAAACATACCTGTAAAATTTTCTAAAGTATTTGTATTATAACTTGTAATAGCATTTAATACATCGGTTTGAAGTGTTGATACATCTTTTGTTGTTAAACTAGAATCAAATTTAAATGTTGTAGTTAAAGTTATAAAAGTTGTTTCAGGATCAATAATAACTGGCGTTACTGAAGCAACAGCAAATGATTTTAAACTTTTAACTAAACTTTCTTTTGTAATTTCTGTTAAGTTAGAACCTGATTTTGCTTTAATTGAAATATAAACTTTACCGTAGTCAGGAGTAGCAGCATCCTCACCACCATAAACTTGAACTGATTGAGCATTTGCATATAAACTCTTAACAAGGACTTTATAATCCTCTGCCGTGACTGCTCTATCTTGTGATGTATAATCTCTTGGTGCATTATACTTAATTGATTTAATTGTTTCAGGAGCGTCACCATTATTAGCATTATTTACAGTTGTTATAGTGACATCTGTAAAACCACCAATGTTACCATTTAATGTAAATGTAGTAGCACCATTTGGTTCGTCTCTATTACAAGTTATGTAATCTAGTATTACAATATTACCATCAGCAATTGCTTGTCCTAAAACACCATCACCAAAGTAAACTTCAAATCTTCCATTTTCAACTTCTTGTAAAAAATAAACTTTAGATGTAGAATCTATGTTTGTAATACCACTTGCTAATGTATATGTGTTGGTTGTAGAATCAGAAGCTGATGTTTGAACCTTGACTGTTAATGTATTGGTATCAACATTATCATTTGGTATAATAAATCTTTGTTCTGTGTCGGATGTGTTTGCTGTATATTTGTAATTTAAATATGTGCCTTCGTAAATTGTTAAATTAGAAAATTTGTAAACACCATCTACTGGAGAAATACTTACATCAGCATTATTTACAAAAGAATAATTTGTTTCATCAACTGTTGCAGAAAATTTTGTTCCTCTTGACATTGTAACAGAAGCACCACTTGCATTATTAATAAGCACATCAATTACTGCTGTTGCAGCTGAAGCACTTCTTGGAGTATAACCAACTTGTTTTGCTAATGATACAACACTTGCTCTTTGATCGGCGCTGTCAAGATACATTTCGTTTGCTAACATATTAGCATTGTAACCAAGATAATGTGTATTGTAAGCTAAAATATCTAATAAGATATTCATTCCAGAACCTTCAAAATCGTAATCTGTAAACTCATCTTGTTGAGATAAAAAAGTTTTTAGATTATCCTTAATTCCGTCAAAATCTAATTGTGATATTTCTAGTTTAGTTGCCATATTATCTTATTCTTTCTAAAAATGATTCTACTACAACTCTATCTGGACTATTTTGTACATAAAAAGATATTGTAGCCGAGTATGCGTTTTTATCAAACTCAGGCATTGTAGATACCTGAACTAATTTTGCTCTTGGTTCGAAATTTTCAAGTAATAAACTAATTTCTTTTTGAATAGCATGACTCATTTGAGGAGTAATGTTTTCAAATAGCATTGCTCTTAAATTAGAACCAATCTCAGGATGAAAAGGTTTCTCATAATGATTCAAGTTAATTAAATTTCTTACACTTCTTTTTACAGACTCAATATCTACCATTTTTTGAATATCTTTTGTAGCAGAATTTTGTTGAAAATCTAAATTTAAATCCCTATAAACTTGCCCACTTCTTTTACTTAGATTTGATTGTTTACTGGAATCATAACTTGCCATATTTCTCTCCTAATACTATTTATACCGTAATTACCCACCTGCAAAAACATTAGAACTACCTGAAGTCATTGCACCAGCGTCAGCACTATCACCAATACGAGCACAAGCAAGGCCTTCTACAAACACCGAACTACTTCCTACTTTAACAGTAGAAGTATGACTACC